AGAAGTGGATGTATATGGCAGAGCGTGAGAAATATCTTGCGGACAACCCACACATCACTCAGATGCCTACGCTTCTCCATGCTGTTTCCGAAGTAGGAAACTGGCAAAACAAAACTGATAGTGATTGGAAAACTATTATCAATCGCGCAGCGAATGTCCCTGGTTCTAACGTAGATAGACTCTGATTATGCCCGTAAAATCTAGAAAGAAGAATGGTGGCTCTGCTAATGGAATGACTGCCAAGCAAATGAAGAGGAAGAAACCTCTCAACTCTGATATCCTTACGGACATCGAGCCGCTTACTGACAACCAACGTATATTTTTTGAAGAGTATGCCAAAGATAAAAACATGTTTGGATACGGGTGTGCAGGCACTGGCAAGACATTTATCGCTTTATATCTCGCTCTCAAGGATGTTCTCAATGAGGAGACGCCTTACGAGAAGGTCTATATTGTAAGGTCTCTAGTATCCACACGCGAGATTGGTTTCCTACCTGGAGACCATGAAGATAAGTCATCCCTATACCAGATTCCTTATAAGAATATGGTAAAATATATGTTTGAGATGGCTTCAGACCAAGAGTTTGACCAACTCTATTACAATCTGAAGGCACAGGAAACCATTTCTTTCTGGTCTACATCATTCATCCGTGGCACTACACTGGACAATGCAATCATCCTCATCGATGAGATGCAGAATCTAAACTTCCACGAGCTGGATAGTATCATCACCCGTGTCGGACAAGACTCCAAGATTATTTTCTGCGGAGACGTTAGACAGTCTGACCTTGTGAAAACCCATGAGCGTAATGGAATCATTGACTTCATGCGTATCATCGAGACGATGGAAGAGTTTGCAACCGTAGAGTTTCAACTTGAGGACATTGTTCGTAGCGGACTTGTCCGTAGTTATCTCATCAGCAAAACAAATCTAGGACTCTAACATGCTTTTTCATCATGTGCCGTTGAAAGACCCAATCGAAATGGATACCGAAATGATTGACGGGAAGAGATATTATCTCACCCCGTCTGGTGGTAAGTATCCCTCTATTACCACAGTCATTGGTAGCAATCCCGACAAAAAAGCAGGCATTGCGAAGTGGCGGCGCAGAGTGGGTGAGGAAAAAGCGAATCGTGTCTCTACCCGTGCCGCAACACGCGGCACAGACTTCCACCTTATGTGTGAAGACTGGCTAAATAATAAATACGACGAAAAAAAATTTGAGGGTAAACACTTACCCTTGATGATGTTTAAGAATACCAAACCCACATTAAGTCGTATCAATAATATCTACGCGCAAGAGGTAGCATTATATTCAGACCACTTGGAGATAGCGGGGCGCGTAGATTGTATCGCTGAATTTGATGGTGAGTTATCTATCATCGACTTTAAGACATCAGCGAAGGAGAAGAAGCTCCAGTGGATTGAAGATTACCTGATTCAAGAAACAGCATACGCATGTATGCTGCTGGAAAGATACAAACTAAAAGTAAATAAAATAGTAACTATCATCGCTTGCGAAAGCGGAGACACTCAGGTGTTTGTAGAAACACCAAAGAAGGAATACCTTCAGAAACTCATCGGGTATAGAGACCACTACAAAAAAACCTATGAATAAAGGAGACATATTAGAGGATAGATTTATGACTGCTGCAAAATTCTCTCAAGATGTAGAGAAGATTGCGTCTTATAATGAAATGAATTATATTGATGCTATCCTACATTATTGTGATGTAAATAACATTGAGGTTGAAACGGTGCCTAAACTCATCACGAAACCTCTCAAAGAAAAATTGAAGCATGATGCTCAAGAGCTCAACTTCATCAAGAAAACGTCCAGAGCAAAACTAATGCTAGTATGACTGATTTTTTCGACTCAGATATCGTGCGTGAAGAAGCGCAAGAAATGGAAGCATTGCAAATGAAAGCAATGCAACTTACATTGGCAGCGCCATTGGAGGGCACGAAAGAGGATGCCAAAGAATATATTGATACTGTGCGTGCTCTGATTGAAAAACAACAAGTCTTTTATACTAGAATGAAACTGTCCGATGACCCTAGGGCAAAGGACATGGTGAGAGACATCGAAGAAGGTGCCAAACTACTCTACGGATGGTGGGGCACCGATGATGTCCGCAACCTTATGGGTGCAATGCTGCAGAAACTCGACGAGTTTGAGGCAGAGTTAGAGGCAAAGGGTTGACGCCGACCTTTTGCCCTGTTATAATGACCGAGTGATACAGGCGTCACACAAACCAAATCCAACCTAATCCGAGAATCCTATGTCTTTTGCTGATCTTAAGCGCAAGTCTCAAAATTCCTTCGCAACTTTGACGAAGGAGCTTGAGAAAACAAACTCCAATTCCAATGCCGATGAGCGTCTTTGGAAGCCCAGTGTTGACTCCGCTGGCAATGGGTTTGCAATCATCCGTTTCCTGCCTGCTCCCGAGGGAGAGGAAGTGCCTTGGGCAAAACTGTATAGTCATGCCTTCCAAGGTCCTGGCGGATGGTATATCGAAAACTCCCTGACCACCAACGGTGGCAAGGACCCTGTGGGCGAGGTCAATCGCCGTCTTTGGAATAGCGGCAGCGATGCCGATAAGGAAACTGCTCGTAAGCAGAAGCGTAAGCTGTCCTACTATGCCAACATCTATGTTGTCAAGGACAGTGCTAACCCTGAAAACGAAGGTCAAGTCAAACTGTATAAGTTTGGCAAGAAAATCTTTGATAAGATTATGGCAGCAATGCAACCTGAGTTTGAAGACGAGACCCCTATCAACCCGTTTGATATGTGGGAAGGCGCTAACTTCAAACTGAAGATTACTAACGTCGCAGGGTATTGGAATTATGACAAGTCAGAGTTTGCAGCACCGACTGCACTCGCTGCAGATGATTCCCAACTGGAAGCAATCTGGAAGTCCGAGCACTCGCTCGCTGCTTTCACTGCTAAGGAAAACTTCAAGTCCTATGAGGAGTTGGAGGAGCGTCTGAATCTGGTGCTGGGTGTTACTCAGACTCCCCAGGTCGCACGCCAAAAGGTCACCCGCACCCTCGATGAGGAGCTGGAGGACGAGAGCGAAGGTCGCGGTAGTTTCACTCCCGACTTCAGCAGTCGCAAGACGGATGCTGGTTTCAATGACGCCGACATCACACCAGCAGCACCTGCTGCTACCGAGGATGAGGACGATGCACTGTCCTACTTCGCTCGCCTTGCTGAAGAAGATTGAGGTGGACATATGAGAGGGTCTGCTTGACCCTCTTAGTCATCGCAACCTACTATGGTCTGCTGTTTAAGTAAAACCAAAATTGCATAGCAAAAACCAAATTGGCGGTAAAAAAATCCCGCCAATTTTTTTGTCTCAAAAGTCGCGTCAGATTCCTGCCTTCTTTAACTGCTTGCCAACATAGTTTGTTGACTTAGCATAGAAACTTTGCTTCTTAAATTCGTTGACAAACTCTTGGAGGTAGTTTGACTTGAGGATATAGATTTCTCTACCCTCTTCATTCTTTCTACTCGCTTCCATGAAGTTGGTAACAGGTCTGGAGATGTTACTGCCTAGAGTTGATGAGTATGTGATAATACCACCTGCTCTACTATTAACATAGGTAAACTCTCTAGACCTGAAGGCAGCATCTACCCTGAGTCCTGCCTGCTGCACTACTTCACCCTCAGTATTCTTTAACTCTGTGGTCTCGTAGTATGCAATGTCGTCAGGACTCTCAACTAATTCTCTTAATTCATACTCACTCACAGGCATATCAAACTGTGGATTGATTATATTGTTAGTTAGAATCAATACCCAGTCATATAATGGTGTTTTGTATGCCATCTGAGCGATAGTGTCCCATCTATCACCCTCCTGAATAGCATAACGCTTGAAGAAGACAGCGTAACTAAATTTGTCAGGGTTGATTTGATATCTACGAAAGAAATTATTCGCAACCACATAGTCTGACTGCGAGAAAGGAAACTTGACAGGTTTACTGTCGTATTCGATGTTAGGTGATAGTGAAAAATACATTAGTAGGTTGCTCCTCCTCCTGTTACTTCATTAGCATAGACCATCTTAGTCTCATTAAACTGGACGGTTATCTGAGTTGCAACTGGTGCTCCGTTAGGTAACGTTGCCCACGCACCATCAGGTGTGTAACTCACACTAAAATCTGTGATGACTGCTGGTTTATATTGGGTTACCCATTCATTTGCTTTATTGCCAGTCATGAATGTAACATCAACTAGTTGAGGCACCTTTACGAAGGATACGTTTTCATCTTGTGCTCCACCAAAGTTTGGTAGAGTAGCATATTTAAATGTCTCAATAATTTGTTTGATTATGGTGCATTCTTTGTCATTTCTTGGTGCCATCTTAAAACTAAGACTAAATGTCCTCATCTTAGGACCTTTATATAACACTTCGGTGTTTGGATTCAATACTTGACCAGTAGTTACAGAGAAGATATCATTGACAGTTATAGATCCAAAGTTTGTTGCACCAAGAGCACCCGAGATAGCATTAGCAATTCCTGTGCCTTTCTGAAAAAAGTTTTCAGTTGGTTTTGTTATACCCTCTAGCATTGCCATCATTGACCCGCCACCGTCACCACCAGCACCAGACCCGAAAGTATCTAGAGCAGCTCTAGCAACGGTGCTGAGATTTTGATTGTCCCAGTTACCACCATACTGACCCTCAATATCTTGAGGCATATACATGTTGATAGTTGATGTTGCAGTCCCCAAACTATCAGATGACTTGTTATACGCTGCTAAGTTTGCAGAAGCTCCACTATCACCACCAGTGCTGAAAGGCGCGACGTAATCATAGAATGAAACCTGGACATAATCTGTGTCATCCATGAAGGCAACATTAGGATATCGCAAGTCTGTATATTTTGGCGCTCCTGATGTCTGACTAGCACCACCTGAAGCAGATTTTGTAACTCTCATTAACGTGCGTCCTCGATGTCTGATGTCTTGCCGTAACCTTTAACGATTCGTTTCGCTTTGAATTTAAGGTTGTATGATTCCGATGTTTCTTTCCATACATCGACCGACTTGTATGGAAACGATTGACCGTTTCTTTCTTTAACAAATCTTTCTACAGGTAATG